TCGAGCCACTACACTCTCGGTGCTCGGTTGTTGAGTTCAAGATTCCAGGTAAGGAAAAGGCAAATCTTGCTTCATCATTTATGGCAAGAGTTCAAAATATTCTTAAGAATGAGAATATTACTTTTGATCCACAGGTGGTTGCAGAGCTTATCAAGAAACATTTTCCTGACTGGAGAAGAGTGCTCAATGAATTACAACGATATAGTGCTACTGGTAATATTGACACTGGCATTCTTGTCAATTTGGGCGATGATAATTTTAAGAAACTCATCTCCCTTCTGAAGGATAGAAACTTCAAGGAAATGCGAAAATGGGTCGGTCAGAACTCTGATATCGAATCAACAGTTCTTTATCGTCGTTTGTATGATACAGCATCTGAATATATTGTTGATCGTTCCATTCCTCAACTTGTTCTATATATTGCTGACTACTCTTATAAATCGGCATTTGTTGCGGATCAGGAAGTTAACCTAGTTGCATGTCTCACTGAAATTATGACAGATTGTGAATTCAAGTAATGTTTATGAGTGGTGCAGATGTAGTAGCTCTTGCGGTATTCCAACGTGAATTATGGGACCGTGAAGATAAAATGCCTCGTGAGGTGGTTGAATATTTTAAAGAGAGGATTAAGGATATTCAATGTGGGAATACTGGTGTAAAGCAATAGGCAGTAAAGCATATGATGATGATGATAAAGCTGACAGAGTTGCAATTATTCGTACTGGCTGGATATTCCTTCACATTCTTACTTGCCTTAGTATTATCTTAAATGCAATCGCTAATCATGGATGGAGTTTGATTGGATTATGACCTTAACATATCATGGAAAGTCGAAAGAGGCCTGTGAGTGGGTAGTTGAAAATTTCAAGAATTATAAATTATATTCTGACAATAAAACTATTCAACAATGGGTTAAACAATCAGAGGAAAGGTTGCATGAGCTCGAAACTGAACAAGAGTGAATGTGCAATTATTTTAGGAAATGGAAAATCACGCTTAAATATTGAATTACCAGAACTGGTAAGAACATATGGTTGTAATGCAATTTATAGAGATCAGAAGGTTGACGATTTAATTGTTGTGGATCCTGCAATACAGCATGAGATTTATTCATCAGGATATGTAAGGAAGAAAAGATGCTGGTTTGCCTCATGGAGTCCAGTTCACAATAGTCGTGAGGTAAAAGCTCTCATGGAGTTTACGCTAGCTGATAATATTATACAAAATAAAAGAACAACTGATCTTTGTTCCATTGCTGGTATGGGCGAAAAATTCTATATCACCTGGATTTTAGATAAAGATATGGTTACCAACATTGGATCGATTGACAAATCATCCGGTGAGGTTGCAATTGAGATGGCTATAAAGCATAAAAAGAAACATATCTTTATGCTTGGTTTTGATGGTAGAGGAAATATTTATCGAGGTACAGACCATTATTATGATGAGGATGGACCTTACGATGAATGGTACGATGGACACGAATATATATACAGTAAGAATACTGATATTACGTTCTATCGTGTAAATTGTAATATGCAGGAATCTATTATGCCAAACTGTTTGCATATTGATAATGAAACATTTAGAGAGTTGTTATTATGAAGCCATTTGATTATATTAATGCAATCAATTCTGGTAAGGATATTATGTCTGGTACCGATAATGACGCATTGGCCGAAAAGGGATATAATCCATTCCTGACAAATCGTCAGTTATCATATTTTGAGGATACGATCCACGTTGCCAATGCAATGAATATGCATTCCAACCTAGAAAACAAACTACAATTCTCCTTTTTAATAAATATAGTGAGGCCTAAAAAGCGATTTGCCAAATGGGCCAAGACTGAACATCACGATGATCTTGAGGCGGTGGTAGAATATTATGGTTACAGCTATGAAAAAGCCAAACAGATCATGGATATTCTGTCTTCTCAACAGATAAAAGATATAAAAACAAAGCTTGAGAAGGGTGGCGTGAAAAAATGAATTTTGATATTAACAATCTTGTCGAAGTACGACTGCGCAATGAGGATGATTTCCTTAAAGTGAGAGAGACACTTACTCGGATTGGTGTCGCCTCTAAGAAGGAAAATACCCTATACCAGTCTTGTCATATACTGCACAAGCAGGGACGTTACTATATTACTCATTTTAAAGAACTTTTTGCTCTCGACGGCAAACCATCTAATATGTCAGAGTCGGATATTGCCCGACGAAATACCATTGCCAATCTACTCAGGGAATGGGAACTGGTCGACATACTAAAATCGGAGCAGACCGAAAATCCGATCGCTCCGATTAGCCAGATTAAGATTCTACCCTATAAGGAGAAGAACGACTGGGAGTTAGTTGCCAAGTATAATATCGGCAAGAAGAAGACGGTTAACTAGCAACTGCGTAGATTTCTGCATCTGTATCGAATAAGTCAAACATATTCGATACCAATTCACGTTTGCCAGGCTTAGGAAAATCCATGATCTTAGAGTATTTGGATTTTCGAGCCATCACGACAATCGAACTATCCTTCGCTAACTCATTCCAGACATAACGACCACCAGGTGACTGTGAGTCACCGGCACGTAGGTTATACCCTTTCTTGAGCAGAAACGAATAGAGCCGTTTGGCAAGTTTCTGGCCACGGTAACGAGAGTCGACCTGTGTCAGATCCACATGCCAATGGCGCTTGTCCTTGCTCAGCTCGATGTGAGCAACAATCTTAAAACGAGTCGTCAGCGCATTGTCGAATGCTGATCTCATTCGCTTAGAGGTGTCCGTATCGTAGACCCAGATCTCGACGTAGTTCTTGTCGGTACTGTCATCCATATAGATCTTGAACCCACCACGAGAACCGAGATATGTCTGGTCCTCGTCGATGATCCCGTAGCCGAGAGCTACGCGTTTGTTCATTGTGATCTTACTGGGCATCGGCAATTTCCATCTCGACATATTTCATAAGATCAAGAACCTTACGCTTCTCATCGGAGGTCAACCGGTTGAGCTGACGACGGATGTGGCGAGGGCTGTCGTCCTCTGCAATCCGCTTGATGACATCAATCATCGTGGTGTAGGTGTATTCCATAGATGTCTCCTTATCAATCATCATATGTCCATACTATACCAAGCTATAAAAAAAGTAAACAACTTTGTTCAAAAAAGTTTTGTTGCATTTCAACACGTTAGCAGAAAAATGAAAAAAAATGCTAAGTGGTTGATTTTGTTACATATTTTTTTGCACTTTTTTGTTTACATATTTCTGATTTGATGATAGTATATAACTATGATGATGAAGGAGACAAACACCATGTACACCTACAGCGAAGAGCTTTTCTCTGACTTCCACAAGGACGCCTACGGGTTCCGTCCTACGGGAGATCATTGGTTCTACGGTGCCACCCCTGCTGAGAAGCAGGAAATCTGGGATGCCGTTGGTCGTGCTTTTGACCGGCGTCAGGCCGAGGAGGCTGAAATCGAAGCTCAGTCCCTCGCCAAGTTCAAGGAGGAGGTTCAGACCTACATCGATAACGGTGCTGGCGATCGTCAGACCGCTCTTCGGTGGATGACGCAGGATGAGACCTTCTACCACAGCCAGGATGTTGAGCATTGGGTTTGGAAACAGGGCATCCTGTTTACTGACTACGGTCGGGAACTCGTGAAGGAACTCGAGAAGATTGTCGAGTTCAACTTTGATTGGGAGTAAGATATGTTTGAAGGCGATCTGCAGGCCGCATGGGATGTGGCAAAATGGCTCATCATTGGAGCCTTTACCCTTGGCATTATGGTTTCTGTAATTGCCTCTGCCTTTAAACTTGGGCTGAAGCTGTGGTGGATGGTTTTCATCGGCGCTGCATTTTTGTGGATTTTTGGTTGATATAATTACCAGATTGTGGTAGTATGTATATATGATGAATGAGGAGCACACGATGTCAAACCGCACACAGAAAGCGAAGACAATGACCGAGATGGTCAACTTGATGAACACATTGGAATGCAAGTTGGCATTGTTGGATGCATTGGATCGCGATGTAACTGCTGAAGACTGCATGGACTTGCACGATCAGTTGACTACCATGACTAACAGCATGAGCCGCTTGACAGGCGCTGTGGTCCGTGCTAACAAGGTCAACGGCGTGGATGCAGAGTATGATGCCCTGTTTGGCGAAAAAAACGGTTGACATAATTACCATATTGTGATAGTATATACATATGATGAATAAGGAGATGATTATGATCAGTGAATGGAAGAAGTCGGATTGGCGTTCAACGGAAACGTGGGAATCGGTCAACTGCTCAAGCGGTGATGTGACGATCACTAAAATTGGTGATGGCCATGACGGGTTTGGTCTTTTTGTTGCTCGTGATCCAAACGGTATGCTGGTTTCTCAGTTTCCCGATACCTGGGAAAACACTGTTCGGATGATGGAATGTTGCTTTACTTGGCACATCAAGGTTGCGTGAAATGGGTGACATTATCAAAATCCGTGGCTTGACACGACATGGTAAGAACCGTGTTCGTGAGCACGGTGAGATGTGGGAAGTGACTGACTGGAAGTCACCACTGCGTCCTGGTGAACAATCAATCCGCTCGCTTAAAACTGGTGAAGAGCGTTGGCTCGATTCAGAAAATTTTGAAATCGTTTTACCAGAAAGGTTTTGAATTATTCCACGGTAGCTCAGTTGGTAGAGCAGACGGCTGTTAACCGTCCGGTCGTAGGTTCGAGTCCTACCCGTGGAGCCATTTTTAGGAGATGTATATGGAATATGCGATTATTATTTTGAGCCTTGCCGTGATCTGCTTAGTTGCAGTGAACGTAATTGATTATTTTTGGCATAAGCGCATTGAGCAGCGTCTTGACCGATTGGATGGCGCCGCGCAAAATAACCTGCGTCGTCAGAAAAATATGCAGCATGAGGATTTGTTGAAGTAGTATAGATGCCGGCGTAGCTCAGTTGGTAGAGCAGTTCACTTGTAATGATCAGGTCCGCGGTTCGAGTCCGTGCGCCGGCACCACAAAAAATATTAGAAAATCTATTTACAAACAATGTAGGATATGGTAGTATATAAACATAATGATTAATCAATCTGTCTCTGATGAGTCCGTAGGGACGAAACGCCGAAAGGCGTCAGACAGCAAGACTGTCAATTTTGAAACTGAAAAGAAAGTGACTTATTATGACAAAGACTGAACGCGTTCTCACCGCACTCATGAATGGTGAGCAGCTTACTGTGAAGCAGATCCGTGCACGTTTTGGTGTTGCCAATCCGACCGCACTGATTAACCATCTTCGTCAGAACGTCGGTGTTGCTATTTACAGCAATGCTCGTACGAACAAGGGTGGCGAGACACGGAACTTCTACCGTATCGGTACTCCTTCCCGTGCAGTCGTTGCAGCAGGCTATCGCGCACTAGCTGCATAATCAAAATAGGGGAGCGGAAACATCATTCTCCTTATCATCAACTTTTCCGCTCCCCTATTGACTTTTTAAGGAGAATGATTATATATAGTAATGAGGATGCCTGATGGGTCCTCTACTATTAACCTTGCTAACTAGGAGGTAACTATGGTTACGCAAAACATTGCGAATCTTCGCAATCTCGATCCATTCTTTGTCGGCTTTGACCGCTTTTTCAGACAACTTGAATCGCTTGACCGGGTAGATGCATTCACTCGGCCTCAATCATATCCGCCCTATAATATTAGGAGCCTGGATGACGATCGCTATCAGATCGAACTAGCTGTTGCTGGTTTCGAGGAGGATGATCTTGAAGTCGTTTATCAAGACAGCAAGATCACAGTTAAGGGAGATATGAAAAAGGAAGATGGAGAATCAGGAAGCGTACTGCACAAAGGAATTGCAAACAGGAATTTCGCCCGACAGTTCACTCTTGCCGACACTATCGAAGTGGAGGGAGCGGAACTTAAAAACGGTATGCTCATCATCTCACTCAAAAACATCATCCCAGATAGTAAGAAGCCTCGCCAAATTAAAATCGCGGCCGGAGGTCAGACTATTGAAGGGAAAAAAGAACTCTTAACCGAAGAGTAAAAACTATTGACTTTTATCATGCTTCGTGATATAAATTAGATTATGGTGAAATTTTATACTTCAGTCGAGAGAACGGCCAACGACATTCTGTATGTTGGCTATGACGGGAAACGAAGAGTGGTCGAGAAGGTTCGCTTTCAACCGACCCTCTTCGTTCCTACTCGCAATAAAACAAAATATCGTACCCTCGATGGTTATACCGTCGATTCTATTCAACCTGGCAGCATGATGGATTGCCGGGACTTTATCCGTGAGACAGAGGCGGATAACTTCCGTATCTATGGCAACCGTGACTACGTTGCTCAGTTCATTGGTGATAAATTTCCCAATGGATGTATTCCAGATACCTCGGTGATGAATATCACCTATATCGACATTGAGGTACAATCCGACCAAGGTTTTCCAGAGCCTTCTCTGGCTCAACAACCAGTCACTGCCATTACAATTAAAAATAATCTTGATGATACCTTCTATACTTGGGGTATCGGTGGCTTTGATGCAGACAATTCTATCGTTCGTGATAAACGCATTGAGTATATTCGATGCCAGGATGAATATGTTCTGCTGAAGAGTTTTCTTACTCACTGGCAGAAAAACGTACCAGACATTGTCAGCGGTTGGAACTCCGAAGAGTTCGACATGCCATATCTTGTCAATCGTGTTGCTCGAGTTCTTGGTGAGGATCAAACTCGTAAATTTTCCATCTTTAATATCAAGCCTGAGGCTCGTAATACAACGTATAATATCCTCGGTACAAGTCAACTTGACTTTATGCTTCTGTTCAAGAAGTTTGGATATACCTATGGCAATCAGGAGTCATATAAACTCGATAACATTGCAAATGTGGTTCTCGGTGAAAAGAAACTTGATTATTCTGAGTACTCCTCCCTTGCGGCTCTATACCGTGAAAATCACCAGAAGTTCATTGATTATAACATCCGGGACACTCAACTTGTCGAACGCATGAATGAAAAGACCGGTCTGATTGATCTTGCATTGACTCTTGCTCATAAAGCAAATGCAACATATGTGACCGCGTTTGGCTCGGTTAAAATTTGGGATACATATATCTACAATGTTCTCAAGAAACATGATGTTGTTCTCAGTCCACAGGATGAGGTATCGGGTGATCGCCGTATCGAAGGTGCGTATGTCAAGGATCCCCAAAAAGGCATGCACGAGTGGGTCTGTTCATTTGACTTGAACTCTCTGTATCCACATCTCATCATGCAGTATAATATGTCACCTGAAACTATCATGGATGGTGTGCTGCCTGGTATCGATGTCGAAACTCTACTGCGACGAGTGGATATTAATATTCCCAAGGATACCTGTGTTGCCTCTACTGGCCAACTGTTCAGTACTAAATCGCATGGTGTTTTCCCGCAAATTGTTGACAGTCTCTACAATGAACGTACGGTTGTCAAGAAAAAAGCGCTTGATGCCAAACAACGACTTGAAAATACCCCCAAGGATCAGGTCTTTGAGAGAGGTCAGATTGAAAAAGATATTGCCAGGTTCGATAATGAACAAATGGCAGTTAAAATTATGATGAACTCTCTCTATGGTGCGATGTCAAATAAATGGTTCCGATATTACGACATTCGTATGGCAGAGGCAATTACCATTTCCGGACAGCTTACAATTCGTTGGGCTGAAAATACAATTAACAAATATCTTAACAATCTGCTTAAAACAGATGGTGTGGATTATGTCATTGCAATCGACACCGACAGCTTATATGTTCGTATGGGTGATCTTGTAAAGCAGGTTATGCCCGATGAAACCGACCAGGATAAAATCTGTAAATTCATCGACAAGGTTGCTGAACAGAAAATCGAACCTCTACTTGCTAAAACATATGAAACTCTCAAGGAATATGTGCATGCCTATGACCAACGTATGCATATGAAACGAGAGGTCATTGCATCGAAGGTTATCTTTACTGGTAAAAAACGGTATATTGCAAATGTACTCAATAATGAGGGTGTACAATATGCCAAACCAAAGATCAAGATTACCGGTATTGAATCAGTTCGATCCTCGACCCCTCAGGTGTGTCGTAAACTCATTGAAAAGACTCTATCACTCATCATGAACGAGGATGAATTTGCCGTACAAAAATTCATTGAAATCGCCAGAGGTGAGTTCCAAAAACTAAATCCAGAGGACGTTGCCTTTCCTCGTGGTGTATCCAATCTATGGAAACAGCAAAAGGAAGGTGTTGGTATTCCCATTCACGTTCGTGCGTCTCGTCGCTATAATCAGCTCATAAAAGAGTTGAATATAAATAATAAGTACGAAGAGATTAAAAACGGTGATAAGGTTAAATTTACATATCTGAAAATGCCGAATCCGGCAAAACAAAATGTAATTGCCTTTCCTATTATTTTGCCACCCGAATTTGATCTGAAACGATTTGTAGACTATGATACTCAATTTGATAAATCATATGTCGATCCAATTCGCCATATTTTGGATGCTATTGGATGGTCGGTAGAAAGAACAAATACTTTAGAGGATTTTTTTAATGGCTGATATACCAGCAGAATATGCAAATCTGGACTATGGCTTTAGTGCAGTAGACGAAGCCACATTTCAAGCAAATCAAGATTCAGCAGAATCCACACCGCCATCCATTGACGAAAATGATCTCACACGTGTAGTGCTCAACGCGCTTGCTCCACTCGAAGATAAATTAGATACGTTGCTGACTCGACGTAATGTCGAGGAATCAGATGATGTACAACTTGCAATTGCACAGGCTCAGTCAGAAATTTCTGGCAAGGTTGTAGAGCTTGAAAAATTAGTCATGCCATTGCTCGTAAATTTACTTAAGACATCCGATAAGGAATATATTTATTGGCCCGATAGAGCCACTAAGGTTCAGGCAACGATTGATAAAGTCTTAGCTATCACTCGAGGCTAATATGGGTTGGTTAACTCTTGTTGT